CTTTAAAAGTTGCTTTTAAACAGCAAAAAGATAAGGACGCAAGTTGAGGGAGGTGAATGTGCTTCTCATGAGCATACTGATTTCAATAGCATCTATAGTCTGTGTATACAGCGGATATAGAATAAAGAACCGCGAATGCCGGTCTAAATTTTACAATCTCGGCATGGCATTTGCGGTTATGGCGTTAGTACTTGCCATTAAATAGGGTATTCAAAATCCTCAATGGCAAATTCCAAGTTCAAAGAAAGAGAGCGAACACAGAACATATAGAGAGTTTCAATTTTTTCTTTAGATTCATTATTTTCGAGACAAGTAATGCACTCTAAGGCATCTTTGTAAAAATCTTTATTGGCATTTAACATAAAGCATTTATGTGTTGCAGAGCGAAACTTTGAAATATTCTCTGGGCTGGGATTTGTTAAAGCGAGCGCATATGAATCAGCAAACTCAAAGTATACCTTTTGTTTTTCGAGAAAAAATATGTCTAATTTTTTCAGTCGAATTTGGTGTTCATTATTTTGCTGGTTTGTGATAGCAGGCACAATGGCAGATATAACGATTGCAGCAAGTGCAACCAACAACTCAATATTCATAAAATCATCTCCTTTCCTATGTACTCGGCTGCGGCAACAGCCTGTATTTTCAGAATAGGACAGGGGGAGAAAATTGTCAAGCGAAGTGATTTGTACAGTATCAAGAAAGATAAAGATGCAAGTTGAGGGGAGGTGTAGTAGATGGCATCGTTTTTATTAACCATCATAAAAATCTGCTTAGCCATTATCGTATGTGGGGTAGTTCCTCTTGGGGTCCTTGCTTTTGTATTCGCTTTGGTACTAAAAATGCTCGATAGATAGTAAATCAGCGAAAACCAGACCAAAGGGAGGTGATTCTATGACAGAAGAAGAAAAAGCATCCGACAAAAAGGTCAAACGCTTTGATAAATTTCTAATTGAAATTTTGATAAATATAATTGTCAGCGTGGTAGCAACAGTATGCCTTCTGGCGAAACTGGGGCTGATTAGATAGCTCCGAATAGTTTCAAGGTACATAGTGTTGTGAGCAAAGAAACAGCAACAGGTACAGCAACTGATTTTATGAGAAATCCAACAATGCCAGAGCTTATGTCCTGCTTTGAATGAATGCCCTTAGAGGTCAGAGCGATGAAGTACTTATTATCCCTGGGATATATCAGGTACCCATTTGAAGCCAGTTCATCTAATATACTGAATATTTCATCCTGATATTTTGAGTAATCAAAATTATTTTCTTCATCCCATGTAGGGCAGATTAGTGTGGTATCACCAAGTAGGCACAACTCTGTTTCGGTATTGTTTGCAATCCGTTTTAGATTCTTTAGGACAGTATAGGATTGGATGGTCATACTATCACTCCTTTTCTTTTCAGCATAAAGAAAATGGAGAGAAATGTCAAGAAAAGTGAAGAAAGAGGGGGATGCAATGGCAGATTTACTTGTCGCTCTTGCCCTGCTGACCTTTGCGGGTGTAGCGGGATTGGTGATGATGGTAATTGCTCTGTATGTGGCATCAGCGGCACTGGATGCTACGAAAAAACGGAAGGAGGATAAAGAATGAAAGAGTACATAACATCGTTTGGTGTGCCGATTACTTCTAAGGTGGTCGGCGGAACAATGGAAGAATTACAGGATTCTATCAGCGAAAAGCTGTCTGCAATGAATGAGAAGGACTTTCCTTCACTTGAAAATGTCCTTACAGAGGATGAAAAAGCAAGCTAGGGGGTGAGGCTATGAGAGGCGGAGCGAAGCGCAGCGGCGCAACGCTGGAGGGAATGAAGCAGGCGTTGGAAGGAAAGCTGTATATCGGGAAAAAGATTAAAAAAATCGTGTATTTCCGAGAGGGCAGCACAGGCCCGGTATGAAAAGACAAGAAAACAGGAGTTGTTACAGGATTGTATCCATTTGTGTTTACGGTGGATTTTGGGAAATACACAGAATCATTCAGATACGGACAGTTTTTTGAGAAAGGGAGCGAGGTGGTGAGAGTATGAAAAAACGCAGACGTTTACGGAAACCGATTCGTTGGGCATTACGGTTTGTGTGCTATGCCGTAGCGGCAATCGTAGCGGATCTGACGGTCATCGGGGCTATTCTGTATTACTTCGGAGATATGTACATTATGGCGGCTCTGGGCGTGTGCCTGGGGGTGAATATTCTGACGGAGTATTTCTTCTTCAAGGATGAATTTCGCAGAAAGGTGGTGAAGGAATGAAGGACGCAGGATGGAGCATTTACCCGAATCTGGAGAAATGGATATGGATGAACTGTAAATCTATCAGTGACTTTGCCGGAAGAATCGGGGTAGCACATAAAACAGTAATCACCTTGATGAAGGGCGAGAGAGGGACAACGAAATATGTCATTGACCTGATTCTGAAGGAGACAGGCATGACATACGAAAAGTGTTTCGAAGAAAAATGAAATATCCCCTTTGGCGGTGGCACGCCTCGGGGGAAAAGCTAATAACACATTTACATAGTAGCAGAAAAGTAGGATTTATGCAATGAAAATATGGCTTCTCGGAGCAGCATCCCCGAATGATGAAATAAAAATGCGATATAGAAGATTAGTTTGCTTCTCCATTGAGGTAACTGGAGGAAGTATTAAGTACATGAGCAACGGCACGCAGGTTCTTGTTTCTGGGTTCATATTCTCCTTTTAACCAACGCTGGACGGTAATGGGAGACACACTTGCCAAAATAGCAAGGGTATCAGCGTCCATATTTTTATTTTCCATAGCGCATGCGAGGCGCTCGGGAAATACATTGTGGAAAAAGAAAAAGAAAAACACGGCAATCACCTCCTTTGACAGGGGATGCTGCTTCGAGGAGCCATCTAAAATTCATTTTATCACAAATCAAAAGAAATAGGAAAAAAGGCGGAGGTTTTGACAATGGGAAAAATCGAGGATGCGATTAAAAAGATAAATGTAGAAATTCAAAAAGAGCCAAATGAAGAAGTATTGGCGAAAATCGGAGAATACATCATTGATCAGATTACAACGGAAGAAGTAGCAGAAAAGATTCTGGCAGAGGATAAATCATTGAAAAAAATTTATGGTGAAATCAAAGAGGAAGCCTATAAAAAAGCATTGAAGGAAAGAAACGGTAGAAACTGTGTGGGAATTGGTTGCGATGGTGAAGATACAATCAATCGGGTTTTGAAATATTTCGGCTTAACGGCAAATCCGCAGGCACCTGCGGAAGAGGCGAAAAAGGGCGTTTGCGTCAGTCTGGAAGATTTCCTGTAAGGAGGCGAGGGCATGAATCTGAAAAAGATACAAGCTATGCCGTTTGCCCCGTTTCACGAAGAAAGCAAGGTGCGCTGGAAGGTAACGGTAAAGGAGCCTGTGGTGGATGGGGAACGTCTGCTTGTGGTTGATTTTCTGGAGAATCTCTCTTGCACTGCGTATCGGAGAGATATGCCTTCCTTCCGTATCGTCTGCGCAAAGAAAAGCAAGGAGGTAAAGGGCATCAATCACGAGGGCAGGATTCAGCAGAAGGTTCTGAATTGTTTCAGCACACCTATGTGGTGGTATAACGAGTATGTTCTTATTTCTCCGAGGGAGGAAGAAGCCCTGCGACGTTTTCTGAAAGCGGAAAAAACGGAAAATCATCAGATGGACAATCTCTGCAAATGGATAAAGCAAACAAGGCAGGAAATGAAGAAACGGTCAATGGAGAAACGGGGCGAGCTGATGGATGAGGACTATCGGCTTTGCCCCGAAGCTTTACCGGAGGGGTTGATTGATTACATCCGCAGAGAGGTTTTACCAGAGGACAGAGTGATTATTTATAAAAGAGGGAATGTCAACGGCATCTGCACCGTTTGCGGCACACAGGTTCATGCCAGGGGCAGACGTTTTACGCAGAGCGCATATGCAACCTGCCCGAACTGCGGTGCAAGGGTTATCTGCGTTCTGGAGGACGGCTGTGCGTTTGCCGCAAATTACATTGAAAATATCGTTGCGGTGCAGAAGGGGACGGACGGAGAAACGGTGTTCTTCCGGCAATGGCTCTTGCATCGGGATAACTCGGCAAGATGGGAGCATATAGAGGATTTCCTACAGGAAACCGTGAGATATGCCATCAGAGGGAATAAAACAGCTAAATGGCAAAAGCAGGGGAAGGAATCCTACTATATGCGTACAGAGCGGTACGAGCTGGACGAATGGACCAGATGGCAAGACAACCGTATTTATGACGGCAGTTATTTCTTCTATCCCACCGGTATAGAAGAAGCCCTGAGCGGAACGGCAATGCAGTATGCCGATCTGGAGGGGTATCTGGAAGAAAGGGGACACAACAAAAATCCGATTTATTTCTTAGAATACCACGCAAGGTATCCGGTCATCGAATTTCTCTGGAAAGCAGGCTATCGGAATATTGTACATAACAGAATTTTCGGCATGGACAGGGAAAACCGAAATGCCATCCTCTGGGAGCGGAAAAAGCTGAAGGAGTGCTTCAAATTTCCGCTGCGGATTTTAAAGCTGATGCCGCCGGAGGAATGGAGCTTGAATGATATCCAGCGCGTGAATGACCTTTGGGAAAAATACGGCGGAAAAGTCACAGATACCGAGATACGGTTGGTGCTGCAATCAAAGGTGGATATACAGCTTTGGAGCAGGGCAACAACATACGCAAATGCAGGAAGGATTCTGAAATACATTAAAAACCAGACGGACAAGAGGAAAGAGAAAAATCCGGATAAAAGAAGCATATCTCAGAATGATACGGCACAAGCCTATCGGGATTATTTGCAAGAGTGTGAGCAGCTCCACCTTGATTTACACGATAAGGAGATTCTTTTTCCGAAGGATTTGACGGCGGCACACAACCGCACAATGGAACAGGTCAAATTTGAAAAGAATAAGGCAGACCAAGAGAAATTCCAAAAAGCAGTAGAAAAGCTGGAAAAATTCGCATGGGGCGAAGGAGAATTTTTCATTCGCCCTGCGAGAGAACAGATGGAGCTGACGGCAGAAGGAAAAGCCCTGCATCATTGTGTCGGCGGATACATCAAACGTATGGCAGAGGGAGAAACCGCAATATTCTTTCTGCGAAAGGTAAGCGAACCGGACAAGCCCTTTTATACATTGGAATTGCAGAAGAAAAGGGTGATCCAATGCAGAACAGAGCATAACGCATCCTATGACAGAAACCCGGATGTGAAGAACTTTGTGGATATGTGGATGGAAAAAGTCGTGAAAAAAGGCGGAAATAAGAAGGCTAAGGAGGCAGCAGCATGAACGAAATCACAAGACCGATTGAGGTCATTACACAGGAAATCAATTTTTATAAATTACAGGCAGGCAACGCCATTATCGAGATTGGGAAGCGTCTGCATGAGGCAAAGCTGACACTGCCGCATGGCGCATGGGGTGCATGGTTGCAGAATGAGGTGGAGTTCTCGGAACGTACCGCACAGAATTTCATGCGGATTGCCAAGGAATACAGAAATCCGCAGCTGATTGCGGACATGGGGAACAGCGCAACAAAGGCACTGCTCCTGCTTTCCCTGCCGGCAGACGAAAGAGAAGAATTCATCGGCGAGGCGCACGAGATTGACGGGGAAGAAAAAACGGTTGCCGACATGACAACAAAGGAAATGGAGCGTCTGCTGAAGGAGCTGGAAGCGGAACGTGCAGAAAAAGAGAAATTGCAGTCTCAGTTGGATCTGTTCCAGACGGAAAAGGATAACGCTGTGGATGCCGCCTATAAGGAGACTGAGGATAAACTGGAGGCACTGCTCAGCCAGAAGGAGGCAGCGGAAACAGCGCAGAAGGAAGCGGAGGAAAAGATTGCCGCCATGGAGACAGAAATGGACGAGCTGCGGATGCAGGCAGAGCAGACTGCCATTCCGGATGAATCCGAATTGGAAAGAATCCGCAGGGAAGCGGAGAACACCGCCAATCAGAAGGCAGAAGAAGCCATGCAGAAGAAGCTGGATAAAGCCAAGAAGGATGCAGAGAAAGCAAAGAAAGAGGCAAAGGAGGCACAGGCAGCCATTGAAGCGCATGAAGCCGCACAGAAGGAAGCGGAAGAAGCGATGCTGAAAGCCAAGGAGGAATTGGCGCAGGTAAAGGCAGATACAGAAAAGAAGCTGAAAGCGACAGGCTCATCCGGCATTACGATTTTTAAGGTGCATTTTGAGGCGGTACAGGGGGAAATCAACAAAATGCTGACCTGCATCGGTGGGGTAGAGGAATCCGAAGGCAAGGAAGAAGCGGATAAGCTGAGAAAGGCTCTGCAATCGCTTTGCCAAAGCGTACAGGATAATTTGTAAGGAGTGAGCGGCATGACGGATAGAAGGAATAAAGGAAAGTATGAGGTCTGTCAGGACTGCGGCGCACATTTAGACCATGGGGAACAGTGCGACTGCGCATCCTCTTATGAGGAAGAAGCGGAATCAGTATATAAGGAAGAAACACGATAACACATAAAAAAAGCCCGCCTGTTGACGCAGGCGGGAAGGTCTTGGGAGACCATATATAGCTATATCTAATATAACACAGAATCCTTGATTTATCAAGGGTTTTGCGGTATTCCCGAGACTGTTTTTTCAAGAGACGGCGGTCTCTTTAGACTGTCCATAAAGCAATTAACTTAATGGACACGCTCTTATTTATATTATTTATATAAAGGAGGAACGGGAATGCCAAAGTACAGGAAGAAGATTCGGTCGGGGGATGTATACGAGGTAGAGGAATTTTACTCCCCTCGAACCATCGGTAAAAAATACGAAAGAGGTCGGAGTGAAAATCTGACATCCGAGGAACAGGCAAAAAGAAATCTACAAATCGCCAGAAAGAAGCTGACACGCATTATCAATGTCAATTTCAATGGGGATGATTATTTCGTTCTGCTGACCTACGGAATGGAGGTATCTCTGGAGGAGGCAAGAAAGCTGCTTGCAAATTTTCTCCTGCGGCTGAAACGGTATCGCAAGAAAAACGGATTTTCAGAATTGAAGTATGTCGCGGTAACGGAAACCCAGGGGAAGAACGGAAGGGTGCATCATCACATTGTCATGAGCGGATTTGAAGGTCTGAGTATGAAGGAGGGCTTGGAGATCCTTCTGGAAAAATGGGGGCATGGCACAGTTCTGATAAAAAAGCTCTACAAGAACCAGAAGGACAACCGCCTTGCAAGCTACATATCCAAGGAGAATGTCAGAAAGGGCGCAAAGCGTTGGAGCACCAGCAGGAATCTGAAAAAGCCCGAAGTGAAGCTGGAGGTTATCAAGGAAACTAAAAGAAAGGTTTCTATGAGACCGCCGAAGGGATTTGATGTGATTGTGCAGACCGAGGACTATTTTGCAGAAATCGGTTGGGTGCGGTATATGAAGGCTGTCCGTCGGGGCGGCATGGACTACGGAGAATATGAGGGAGGAGCGGAAACAGATGCAGGGAGCAAGAAAAGGCAGTCATAACTATTCCATTTTGCAGGGAAAAAGTAAACGCTGCTATTTTACAGACACAGAAACCGGTCCGTTGGAGCGGCACCATATTTATTTCGGCGTAGGAATGCGGCAGATATCAGATAAACACGGATTCTGGGTATGGCTCAAGCCGGAATGGCACAGAGGAACGTCGGGTGTCCACGGACGGGATGGTCATAAGATTGATTTGCGGCTGAAACAGGATTGCCAGAGAAAATTTGAGGAAACCCATACCAGAGCAGAGTTTATGGCAATTATCGGACGAAACTATTTACCTGATGAAGCGGAGGAGAGAAAACCGCAAACGCCTGCGGATACAGGTGGGTTTTATTTATTGTAGCGGTTGAGGCGTTTGGTTATGAGGAACGAACGTCTGACCGATAGGTTGGGTGATGGTATGCACGCCGAAGATAGACGGCGGCGGCAAAGCCGACTTTGCAGAGCAAAGTGCTGACAGACGAATAAACGCCGAAATATAGCGGTTTCCGAAGTGAAACGAGGAAAACTTACCCAATACATGATAGGAGGTGTGAGCATGGGCAAGGGAATTACATATAGCACGAGCGGAAGGGACTGCCCCTGCTGCGGATGCCAAGAGAGGGCTGTCGGTTGCCATGGGACGTGCGAGAAATACAAAGCATGGGACGGGAAGCGGCAAGCGGAGAAGCTGGAGAGATTCAGAAGGATAAGCATACTGCATGAAGCGGATAAGAGAAAGAGCGCAGCGGTAAGCCATTACAAGAGAAGGGGGAGGCAGGCATGAACAAGGTGATCCTGATGGGGCGGCTGACGAGTGACCCGAAAATGGATTGGACGCGTTCAGAGGATTCTAAGCAGTACGCCACATATACATTAGCGGTCAATCGGCGGTTCAAAAAGAATGGCCAAGCAGATACAGATTTTATCTCCTGTATCGCATGGGGAGCCATGGCAGAGTTTGCAGAAAAATTTATGAAAAAAGGTGCCATGTTCGCTGTTGAAGGGCGGCTGAATGTCAGAAGCTGGGATGATGCCGAAGGGAAGAAACATTGGACAACAACGGTTGTTGTAGAGAATTGCTATTTTACGGGCAGTAAGAGGGATGCAGAGAGCAAGCCGGCACCGGAACAGAACAGGCCCGCGGCGGCATCGAATAAGCCTGCAAAGCAGATGGGACTGGCGGAACAGGAAGGGTTCTATCCCATTGACGAGAGTGTTGAGGATGATGATTTGCCGTTCTGAGGAGTGAGGGTATGAAAGCAATATTAAAATACCCGGGCAGCAAGTGGCGTATTGCGGATTGGGTTATTTCCTTCTTTCCGGAACATCACAGTTATCTGGAACCGTTCTTCGGAAGCGGAGCAACCTTCTTTCAGAAGAAACCGAGCAACATAGAGACTATTAACGATTTGGATGGTGGAGTTGTGAACTTCTTTGAATGGGTGCGGCGAGATCCGGAGCGTCTGGCGAGAGCAGTTTATTTAACGCCGTATGGCAGGCAGGTTTATGATGCGGCTTTTACACTTGCGGAAAATAATTTTGATGCAGCAGTGAAATTTTTCATACAGGCGAATATGGGATATGGTTTTCGCACGGCAGGAGCGAGGGCTGGGTGGAAATTCGACATTCAAGGCAGGGAACGAGCATACAGTTTGAACGATTGGAATGAACTGCCGGAACGGATTATTTATGCGGCGGAGCGGCTGAAATGTGTTCAGATTGAGTGTAAGCCTGCAGTAGATGTGATTGGACGGTTTGATTTTGAGAATGTCCTGATTTACTGCGACCCGCCATATCTGTTGGAGACACGATTCGGAAAACAGTACAAGCAGGAAATGACAAGGCAGCAGCACGAGGAATTACTGGATGTATTGCTGAAAAGCAAGGCGAAGGTTTTACTCAGCGGATACGAAAGCGACCTCTACAATGATGCCTTGAAAGATTGGCGCAAAGAGAAAATATGGAGTGCGGCCAGAAATTCTTCAAAGAAAAAGCAAGAGGTGCTTTGGATGAATTTTGAGCCGGTGCAGCAAATGCGGTTGTGAGGAGGGATAAGCATGACAAGAAAAGAAGCTCTGGAATATTTGAAACATCGTTTTATGGAGACCGGAAGTCCCTTGAACCCATCATGGGAATCATTGGAAGAACTTAAGAGACATTATGGAGCCATTGGTATAGCAATTTCTGCACTGGAACAGCAAGTGCCGAAGCAACCGGACTTTGAAGGTGATGGGTATGACGAGGATGGAGAGATCATATTTGACGAGTGGTTATGCCCCTGTTGCAGAACCAGATACGAGGTAGATTATGACGATTATAAGTTCTGTCCTAATTGCGGACAGGCGATTGATTGGAGTGAGGAACATGATACAGAAATGGATTGAGACAGAAAAAATGAAAAGGCTGACAATGGATAACGTAGAAGAAATGGATATGTTCGGTCTGGCACATAACTGCTGCTACATTGATGAAAATGGCAATACCAGATACAGAGACTTTGAGATAGATATTGATGCAAGAGAGTTGGCAAAGGGAATGCTGAAAGAAATGACAGAAGATGCGGTGTCTTTTGAATCAGATGAGGACTTCGATGATTGGATGGGTTGCTACATCGGAGAGGACGGTATATGCACACAAAGAGGCTTGATTGCCACTTTCTATCAGAATCTTTGGGCTATGGCGGAGTTAAGAGAGAAACTCAAATATTATGAGGACTTGGAAGAACAGGGGAGACTGTTGGTGCTGCCTTGCAAGGTCGGGGATGTGGTGTATGAAATCCTCGAAGAAACCGTACCGAACCACTATTTTTATATCAGCGAGCACAAGGTGCAGGATGTATCGGTAAAGGCTGTCAAGTATGCTGACGAATGGGAACCGTATGATTACGAGAACCTGTATTTCACAAGAGAAGAAGCGGAAGCGGTACTGGAGAAAAGGAGGAAAGATAATGGATTTTAACAAGGAATACAGCGAGAAATTTGACGAGTTACGGAAGAACAGAATCAGGGTAAGCTTTCACAAATACGGCTCTGCGGCAGATAATTTCGGGAAAGGATTTGTGCAGGCAATTCCAACTCTGGAGAAGTGTTTGGACAAATATAAAGCGACCGGAAACACAGAATATTTGTGCGATCTGGCGAACTATGCCATGTTTGAATTCATGTATCCACAGCATCCAAAGGGACATTTTCGTGCAACAGACAGCAGGGAAAGTGCAGGGATTGTTGGGCTGAGTGTGAACGAGGCGAAGGGTATTAAGTCATGGTAAATTTTGGAGAAATTACAGTAGCAGACAGACTGTTTTAAGCAAAAGCATGAGAGAAAAAACAGGTAAATAAACATGGGAGATTACATTTTTTATCGAAAGAAAAACTGATAGCTACCAGAGTAAAAAGAGAGAAAAGGTGAAATCAAATTCTTTCTTTTTTACATCCAAATGACCTGTATTTTTCTTGGAAAATTACGGTTTCTGGAGTGCCAAAACGGGTATTGGCAGTTTGGCATGGGTTTGGCATTTTTTGATAGGGAATATTTCCCGAAAAATCAATGATTTTCAAGGTTTTGAACAAAAAATGAAAATCCACCTAAAGAAAAAGGGGGTATTAAGAGTTAAAATTACGCGCTGAATAATGACAGAAAAACTGACCGAGGAGGGCTAAAAGTTATGGTGAGTTTGCAGATGTTTTAGAATAAGTGGGAAAGAATATTGAAGAAATAAAGATTATGGGAATGAGGGGATGCCATGAAGGACAGAGATTTAAAGCTTGACGGATATAATATCTCCGGCAACCGCTACAGAGAATTAAAATATTTCTGCCGTCAATACAGAGAAAAGCAATCGCTCCTGCGGTCGATTACGGAAGTCGGTTCACCTCCGCTCAGCGGTGGTGGTAGCGGCAAGCTTTCGGATAAGACCGCGAGCACAGCAATCAGAAGAACGGAGCTGCAGCGGGACTTAGAGATGATTGAGCAGACGGCGATTGAAGCGGATGCGGAGATTTATACATACATCCTCAGCAACGTAGCGGACGGTGTGCCTTTGGAGTACTTAGGTATACCTGTCGGACGCAGAAAATTTTACGAGGCAAGAAGAAAATTCTTTTATCTTCTCTCGAAGAAAAAAGGGTAACAAAAGGGACGTACTTTTGTGTTATAGTAGTATCATGGAGAAAAAAAGAAAAAGACCGCATCAGCGGTCCTTCTCGGAAGAATCCTTTTTCTTTCTCCAGTTGCGGTATTCGCCGGACTTCACGCGTTTATCGGCAGGAGGTTCAGCATCGGCAGGGATTGCCCACTGATTCCCGATTTTGATTGCAGGGATGCGACCATCCTTAATCAGCTTGCGGACATTGCCGACATCCTTACCGAACTTCTGGGCGAATTGGGTAACAGAGATATACTCATTTTCTGGCATTATGCAGAACCTCCTTGTATTGTAAAGCTGTCTGTAAAAGCACAAGGGCAGAATTTAAAATTACAAGGATTTTTAAAATCGGTGTCCAGCCTGTGCGTACCGCATAGATAAAAAAGAATAGGAGCGAGAAAACAGAGATCTTATTTTTCATTGTCATTCTCCTTTCGATTGGTTATAATAAACATGAGACATTGACTTTATCTAAGAAGTGAGGGGAGGGTTACTCCCCGAACTTGCTAAGATTTGATGGCTGTAATCAGAGCGGCTAGGGCAATAACTGCTTGGATTACAAGTTCGACAATTTTTAGCTTAAAGTCTTTGTCTTTTTTCATTTTGCACTACCTCCTTTCTGTTTATATAATAACACGAAAAAGAGTAAATGTCAATAGAAATATGAAAAGAAATCAAAAGAAATCCTGATAGCTACAATGCTTATCGGGATTTTTTATTTGCGGTAAAGGAGAAAGACAATGAAGGAATTTGCAAAAGGCTTCTACAACTCGGCGGCGTGGAAGAAGTGCAGGCGAGCATACATAGACAGTCGCATCATGGTAGATGGCGGTATGTGCGAGATATGCGGCGAAAGAGTTGGCTACATTGTTCATCACAAGGAGCTGCTGACACCGACGAACATCACAGACCCAAACATCACGCTGTCCTTTGACAACCTGCAATACGTCTGCAAGCCTTGCCATGATGAGGAGGAAGGACACCTCATCCAACGGAAGGGAAGCTGCTGTGGATTCGATGCAGAGGGACAGCCGATAGACAAAAGAAAATTTGGATAACCCCCCCTATTTTTATTTTTAAGTCTCTCCCGTGGAGACCGAGGAGTGGACTTCCATTTCAACGGGCGTGCGTGTGCGTGGGGGGTGTAGTATAAGGGCGGAAAAGAGAGGAAGTGAGAAAATGGAGAAAGGAAAAATCAAAGCGGCGGAAATGCGGAAATTGAAGCGCATCTTCAAGGAAATTCCGGAAAATAAAAAGAAAATTGTGGAAAAGCTGATAGACAATGCTGCCTTTATGGCGGAGCAGCTGGAGCATCTGCAAGAGGATATTGGGGAGAAGGGATATATTTCGGAGTACCGGAACGGCGAAAACCAGTGGGGGACGAAGAAAGCCCCGGAGGTTGAAATCTACACCGCCACAATTAAAAATTACTCCAGTGTAATCAAGCAGCTTCTGGATCTGATGCCTGAAACAGATGAAGCGGCGGCGGATGAGCTTGTTTTGTTCCAGCGGGAGCGTGGTGTCAAGTGACGGAGTTTGAACAATACTTTTCGGCGCTTTATGACGGCACGATTCTTGCCTGCGACAAAATGAAGCGGGTCAGTGAAATGCTTTTGAATCAGTTTGCAAGCCCAGGGGAATTTCATTTCGATTATGAGGTTGCAAAGTGGCATATCGCATTTATTGAGCGTTTCTGCAAGCAGCCGACAGGCAAACTGGGGCAGCCGTTACAGCTTGAGCTATTCCAGAAGGCAAGGCTACAGGCAATCTTCGGCTTTGTGGATGATAATAACCTCAGACAGTACAACGAAGTGATGATTGTGGAAGGCAGAAAAAATGGGAAAACAACCGAGTGTGCCGCCGTGGAAACGGATTTACTGCTGAATGACGGAGAGGGTGCGCCGGAGATTTACAACGTTGCAACGATGCTGGACCAAGCGAAGCTTGGGTTTAATGCGTGCTACAAGATGGTGCGGCAAAGCCCGACCCTGCGGAAGCATATCCGCAAACGTGCTGCGGATTTATATGCGCCTTCCAATCTTGGGTTTATTAAGGCACTGGCAAGCAACACAAACAGTCTGGACGGCTTGAACGTGCATGGAGCCATCATTGATGAACTGGCGGCAATTAAAAACAGAGATATCTATGATTTGATTAAACAGGCAATGGGTGCGAGAGAACAACCATTGCTTTTTTGTATTACCACAAACGGCTTTGTCCGCAGCGGCATTTTTGATGCGCAGTATGAATACGCAAAAAAGGTGCTGGACGGGAAAATAAAAGCACCGCGCTTTCTGCCGTTTATCTATGAGTTGGACGATGCTTCCGAATGGGACAAACCGGAGATGTGGATAAAGGCAAACCCCGGTCTTGGCACCATCAAGAAAAAGGAATATCTGGAGGAAATGGTGCAGAAGGCGAAGAATGACCCATCCTTCAAGCCAACGGTTCTGGTAAAGGATTTCAATATTCCACAGACGGCACAGTCTGCATGGCTGACGTTTGAGGACTTAAACAATGAGGAGCTGTTGCCGGAGGGCGGCGCATTTCGCTATTGCATTGGCGGCTTTGATGCTGCGGACAGCATTGACCTAAACGCCGCAAAGGCAATCTGCAAACGGCGTGGGGATGATAAGCTTTACATTAAGCAGATGTACTGGATTCCGCAGGCGGTTTTGGACCAACAGGAGGAACGAGGAGACCGAAGGGAACGGGACGGCGTGCCGTACAGCTTATGGGTGTCGCAGGGCTTGATGCGTACCTGCGAAGGTCGGCGCGTGAATAAGCGGGTAATTCTGGATTGGTTCTGCGAATTAAGGGACAGAGAAGATATTTATCCGCTTTATATCGGCTATGACCCTTGGCATATCTCGGATGAGCTGCTGGCGGCATTTGAGCAGGAGTTCGGGCGAAACGTCATGGTTAAAGTTCGGCAGGGGGTTCTGACATTATCCCAGCCGATGAAGGATTTAAAGGCGGAATTTCAGGAAAAGAAAATCGTCTACAACAACAATCCGATTGATAAATGGTGTCTGATTAACACCGAGGAAAAGAAGGATGTCAACGGCAACGTGCAGCCTGTCAAGAGCGATGAGCGCACAAGACGCATTGACGGCACAGCGGCACTTCTGGATGCCTATGTGGTGTATTGCAATAAAAGAGATGAATTTGAAAGTCTGATTTAAGGAGGTGAGAAAATGGGTTTATGGAACAGAATTGTGCAAAAAATGAGCAAGCAAACTTTCAAGATGGTGCAGGAGAGGGGGAACGGCTTTTATGCGTGGAACGGCAGGCTATACCATTCCGATGTGGTGCGTGCCTGTATCCGCCCGAAAACAAAAGCCATCGGTAAGGCGGTTGCAAAGCATATCCGTACTACGAGAACGCAGGAGGGGGAGCGGGTAGAGGTCAATCCGGATGCCTATATCCGTTTTCTGCTGGAGGAGCCTAATCCGCTGATGAGCGGGCAGATGCTGCAGGAGAAGGTGGCAAATCAGCTGGCACTGAACCACAACGCCTTTATTCTGATTGTACGGGATGAATTTGAAAAGCCGATAGAATTGTATCCCATTCCCTGTTCGGGGGTGGAGGCTTTTTACAAGGACAACGAATTGTTTTTACGGTTCGTATTTCTGAACGGGAGGGAAAGCACCTTCCCATACAGTGATATCATTCATCTGCGTGATGATTTCAACGAGGATGATATTTTCGGGGAAAGTCCGATGGAGGCACTTTCTCAGCTGATGGAGTGTGTCAGCATTATGGATCAGGGCTTTGTGAAGGCTATCAAGAACAGTGGTGTGATTCGCTGGCTGCTGCGGTTCACCAATGCCATGCGCCCGGATGATGTACGGAAAAACGTGCAGGAATTTGCGGATACCTATCTTTCTGTGGAGAGTGAAACCTTCGGCGCAGCGGGCGTGGACAGTAAGGCGGATGTGCAGCGGATTGAACCGAAGGACTATGTGCCAAATGCCGCACAGACCGACCGCATCATTAAACGGATCTATGATTTTTTCAATACGAACGAGAAAATCGTCAGCTCTCTTTATACAGAGGATGAATGGATTGCGTATTACGAAAATGCCATTGAGCCGATGATTACGCAGATGAGTGCAACCTACAGCAGCCGTTTGTTTACCAGAAGGGAGCGTGCCTGCGGGAATAAGATTGTTTTCGAGTGCTCTAATCTGACCTTTGCAAGCATGAGAACAAAGCTGGAGCTGGTGCAGTATGTTGACAGGGGCATTATGACACCGAACGAGGTGCGTGCGGTGCTGAATATGGCACCTGTGGACGGCGGAGACAGGCTGCTGCGGCGCAAGGATACAGGCTTTATGGAAGGAGGTGAGGAAGAATGAGGAAAATCGAGGTGAAGGGGACGATTGTCGGAAATGCGGACAAGTGGATTTATGAGTGGTTCGGCATGGATGCAACCTGTCCGAAGGATGTCAATGCTGCCATCAGCGAGGCAAATGGGGAGCCGCTCCTTGTGGAAATTAACTCCGGCGGCGGGGATGTGTTTGCCGGCAGTGAAATCTATACCGCCTTGAAAGCATACGCGGGCACGGTAGAAATCAATATTGTGGGTCTGGCTGCGAGTGCCGCCTCTGTGATAGCGCAGGCAGGACATTCCAGAATCAGCCCGACAGCGTTGTTTATGGTGCATAATGTTTCCGGCTCTGCCGCAGGGGATTTTCACGATATGCAGCAGGAGGCGGAGATTTTGCAGACAGCAAATAAAGCAGTCGCGGCGGCATATCTGGAAAAGACAGGCAAAAGCATGGAGGAGCTGCTTGGCATCATGGATGCGGAAACGTGGATGGATGCGCAGAAGGCGGTGGAATATGGCTTTGTGGATGAGGTTATGTTTGCATCTGCGCCGACGCTGACAAACGGCATCGGTGTATTGCCTGCGCAGACCATTCATAAGCTGAAGGATCTTCTTCCTGCAAGGGGAGAGGAAAACGCAGAAGTTAAAACTGTAACTGCAAAATTAAAATTACTCAGATTGAAAGGGGAAATGAAGGATGAAGTTTAAGAATTACGAGGATTACAAAGCACAGAGAGAAGCACTTTACAATGCGGCGGAGGAATTGCTGCAGAACGGCGATGTAGAGGGTGCAAATGCAAGAATGGAAGAGGTGGAGAAGCTGGATAACGCGTATGAAGCCTTTGCGACGGCGCAGGCAAACCTTGCCGCCATGCAGGGCAGAGGGACAGCGCATCCGGACGGCGTGGTCGGTTCCGCAGGCAACGCAGCGGGAAAGGATGTATTCGATACAGATGAATATAAAAATGCCTTTATGAATCTGGTGTGCCGCGGTGAGGCTTTGCCCATCAAGTACAAGGATGCCATTGTAGGCAAGCTGCAGAATGCTGTAACTACGGTAACAGAGACCACAGCGGTGATTCCCACAACCGTGATGAAGGAATTTATCAGAGAGCTGAAAGCGCATGGCGAGCTGTATGCGAGAGTAAGAAAAACAAACGTACAGGGCGGCGTGGAAATCCCTATCCTGTCCCTGTGTCCTACGGCAAGCTGGGTTGCGGACGGCTCTGCATCCACAGACCAGAAGGTAACCGCCAATACAAAGGTATCCTTCAGCTATTACGGTCTGGAATGCAAAATCGCACAGAGCCTGATTGCAAATGTGGTTGATTTCGCAGAATTTACCGAAATGTTTGTTCCTCTGGCGGTAGAGGCTATCATTGCCGCACTGGATAAGGGCATTATCGCCGGCACAGGCAGCGGTCAGATGCTTGGTATTACGAAGGATAGCAGAGTGCCCGCAGGTAATGTCATTGAAATGACGGCGGAGGATGTGGCAAGCTGGAAGGCGTGGAAGGAAAAGGTATTCGCCAAGATGAAAAAAGCCTATAGAAACGGCGTGTTCGTATTTGCACAGGGTACCTTTGATGCACAGATTGACGGTATGGTGGATTCCACAGGTCAGCCTATTGCAAGAGTAAACTATGGCATTGCCGAGGGTGAAACCTACAGATTCGGCGGCAAGGAGGTTATCACCACAGAGGAGGATGTACTGGAAAGCTTTGCAGCGGCATCCGACGGCGAGGTGTTCGGTGTGTTTGTGAATCTGGATGATTACATCATCAATACAAATATGCAGATGCGCACCGACCGCTGGAGAGATAATGACAACAATCAGGAAAAGGTGAAGGTCACTCTGGTTTGTGACGGGAAGTTGGCAGACCCCAACGGCGTGCTGATTCTTAAAAAAAAAGTAACGCAGTAAGCGGCGGCACGTTTGATAAGCGCACAGACAGCGCAAACCATGCTGATCTTACCGTAACGGCTGCCGAAAGCGGTCAGACCATTACAGCCCTGCTGCATCACGGCGCAGATGTGCCGAAGGAAGGCGGGGCGAACTGGTCTGTTTCCGGCGGCACTGCGGTTGTGCTGAAAAAGGCTTATCTTGAAAAATTCCCTGTCGGCGTGGAAACCTTTACGGTGACAACATCCGCAGGAGATGTGGAATTTACTGTGGAGATTGTGGAAAGCGAGGCGTAAGGAATGGCAGATTTAGCGAGACTGAAAACGGCGCTGCGTATTTCACATGATAAGCTGAACGAGGAAATTCAGTACAACGTGGATGCCTGCAAAAAAGACATGATGCGTGTCGGCATTACTGTCATTAACGAGGAGGATTCCGCAATTCAAAAGGTGTTTGAGCTGTACCTCAAATGGCAATATGATTTCATGGGCGAAGGCGAGCGTTATGAAAAGGCTTACAAGGGCATGAGAAATGGTTTGAGTTTGTGTGGTGAGTACAATGTATAACGATGTTGTGACGCTGTTGGTAGAAAAAACAATACGGGATGAAATCGGCATGAAGCAGACGTTTTACGAGGAGCGCGAAGTGTTTGCGGAGGAATTGCCAATCAACCAAAGTGAATTTTTCAAGTGCAGAGAAACGGGGCTGCGCCCTGCCCTGTGCCTGCGGATCCCATACGGCGAATATGAACAAGAAGAAGTCCTGCGGTTTAGGGGCAGATTGTACAGCGTGTATCGTTTCCGAAACGATTTCCACCACACAGAATTATATTGCGAGGCAAGGAGCGGATTGCAATGAGCGTTAGCGTGGAACAGATGGCAGACGAAATCGCAAAAATGCTGACGGAATACGAAACAGCAATCGTGAAAAACGTGGATACCAGCGGCAAGGCGGTTGCGGACAAGGGCGCAAAACAACTGCGGCAGACCAGCCCCAAAAGAACAGGCAAATACGCTAAAAGCTGGGGCGTGACAAGAGAAGAAGGCGCTTTCGGCGAAAATGCAAAATACATCATCCATAACAAAAAACACTACCGTGTAGCACATCTGTTGGAACACGGTCACGTTATGGCAAATGGAAAGCGAACAAAGGCAATCCCGCACATTAAACCGGTAGAAGAACAGGTCATTCGGGAATATGAAAAAAAGGTAAGGGAGGCGATAGAGGATGCGGCAAAGTGAGTTATATAAGCTGCTGCGCAGTACAGGGCTTGAGGTCTATTTTTATGAGGCAGACCAAGGCCCCGCGCTGCCCTACATCGTCTATCTGAAGGACGGAGAAGCCGCTTGGGGTTCGGATGGCAGAAACTTCCTGCGAAAAGATAGCTACATTGTGGAGCTTTATTCGGCGAGGAAGGATTTTGCCAATCAGGAAAAAATTGAGAAGGCGTTGGATTCTGTTGGGATTCGTTACGATGCAACGGAAATCTACATCGAGAAGGAAAAAATGTATCTGGTAACATTTGCATTTGACATTACAAGAAAGGTGGAAAACTAATGGAAAGAATTGTACTTGGCAGCGGTAAGCTGTATGTGGATGAATTTACAGGGGAGCTGCCTGAGGATGCAGCCATTGAGGTGGAGGCTAAGCTGTTGGGCTATATTCAGGGCGGTGCGACACTGTCCTATAAGCCGACCTTCTACGAAGCGAAGGATGATTTGAATTTCGTTTCCAAGAAAATCATTACGGATGAAGAAGCGATTCTGAAAAGCGGCGTAATGACATGGAACGGCGAAACGCTGAAAAAGCTGACACCCACAGCCAGAGTGACAGAGGATATAGCCAAAAAGACCAGAACTGTAAAAATCGGCGGTCTGAGCAACAACGACGGCAAGAAATACGTTCTGCATTTCGTGCATGAGGATAAGACGGACGGTGACATTCGTGTGACCATCGTCGGCAGCAACGAAGCAGGATTTGAGCTGTCCTTTGCGAAGGACAAGGAAACTGTCATCAATGCGGAATTTAAGGCACAGCCACAGGATAATGAAGGCACACTGATTTTGTTCAAGGAAGCGGACACGAGCATTGCGTGAGGAGAGGGGCACAACAGCCCCTCATTTTTGTGAGGTGGAAAAGGAATGTTAGATTTTACAACGAGAAAAAAGAAAAAATACATGGTTAAGCTGCATGATGGCTTTGTGGCGGTTCTGCCTATGCCGAGCAAAAAGATATTTGACCGGCTGACAGCGGCGCAGGAGATGAGCGACATCGGCGAGGTATATTCTCTGCTGACTGCAATCATCAATCAGAATAAAAAGAGAAGATATTCGCAGCAGAAAATTGAGGATATGTTTGACTTTGCAGATGCGGTGGAACTGCTGAAGGATTATCTGGGTTCCGTAAAAGACGTTGTAACAGACCCAAACTAAGACTGCCCTCCATCCCCGGCGACACAGGTGAGGATTCGCATTACGAGGTTTTCTCTCTGTCCGAAAAAATCGTCATGGACTACGCAAGGCTCGATTTTTTTGAAGTGGAACGCCTGCCGATTGATATTTACTTCGGACTGCAAAGGGATGCGTATATCTTCAATTTACAGCAGACGGAAAGCGGCAGGGACTATCTGGAACAGTGTTGGATACTGAGCCAGACGGAGCCGGACAGAGGGGCATTGAGGGAAAAATTCGGAAAGGGGGCAGAGCATGGGGAACATTAAGGGCATTACCATTGAGATTGGTTCGGATACCAAGAAATTCAAAAGCGGCTTAGCGGAGCTGAATAAATCCTCGAAGGATTTGCAGAACGAACTGAAATATGTCAATCAGGCGTTGAAGCATGACCCCAAAAATACAGAACTGCTGCGGCAGAAACAGGAGCTTTTAACAAAATCCGTATCGGAAACAAAAAGCAAGCTGGAGGCCCTGAAGGCGGCGAAGGAAAAAGCCGATAAGGACATGGCAAGCGGTACCGAGGTCAATCAGGAGGAATATCGCCGTCTGGTGCGGGAGATTTCCACAACGAAAAACAGTCTGAAAAATCTGACAAAGGAAATGAAAAATTTCGGTAGCGTTTCTGCACAGCAGATTGCGGCGGCAGGGGAAGATGTGCAGGAGTTTGGCGGCAAGATTGAAACTGTCGGGAAGAAAGTAAGTGTTGCATCTGCCACATCCGCTGCCGCTCTCGGGGCATCTGTGAAGCTTGCAAGTGACTATACGGATGCGGTTGCGAAGGTAGGTACGGTTGCAGATTTGCAAAGCGTATCACTCGAAAAACTCAGAGATGATATGCTGCAATTATCTACAGAGACAGGCAGAGGTGCAGGCGAGATTGCCGATGCAACCTATCAGGCAATTTCGGCATCTGTAGATACTGCTGATGCTGTTTCTTTTGTCGGCACATCGGTTGGTCTTGCCAAAGCAGGCTTTCTGGAAACGGCGGATGCTGTTGACGTATTAACCACTATTATTAACGCGTACGGTCTAGAGGCATCAGATGCCGGAAGGTTATCTGATATTCTGATTCAGACACAGAATGATGGTAAGACAACGGTAAATGAGCTATCCCAGAGCATGGGGCAGGTCATTCCTCTGGCATCTGCTTATGGGGTAAATATTGAAAACCTTGCCGCATCGTATGCACAGTTGACAAAAAACGGTGTCGCCACAGCGCAGGCAGGCACATATCTGAAAAGCATGCTGAATGAATTGGGGGATTCCGGTTCTGATGTGGGCGAGATTCTGAAAAGCAAAACGGGAAAATCCTTCGGACAGCTTATGAATGACGGCATGAGCCTTGGGGATGTTCTCGGTATTCTGAACGACAGCGTAAACGGTGATTCTGAGGCTCTGGCAGGCTTATGGAGTTCCAGTGAAGCCGGTACAGGTGCATTGTCTATTCTTTCGTCCGGTGTAGGTGCTTTCAATGATGAATTGGGGAATATGCAGGATTCCACAGGGAATGTAGCCGATGCCCTTGAAACACTCAGTACGCCAAGCGCAAAGGCACAGGAAAGCTTGAATGCAGTGAAGAACGCAGGCATAGAGCTTGGTTCGGCGGCACTGGAGGCGATTGCGCCATTATTGGAACAGCTTGCGGAAACAGTGAAATCCCTAACAGAGCGGTTCAGCAATCTGTCTCCTGCTACGCAGACGGTTATTGTTGCCGTTATGGCGATCCTGGCAGCATTGGGGCCTGTGATAATTATCATCGGTCAACTGATTACCGCTGTCGGCACAATCATGACGGTTGCCCCTGCGGTGGCTACGGCTCTGGGTGCGGTCAAGATTGCGATTGCCGCTATTGGTGGGCCTGTAACGATTGTGATTGCGGTTATTACGGCATTGGTGCTGAAGCTGATTCATGCCTATAATACTTCCGAGGAATTCAGAAATAAGGTCAACGCCGTTTTTGATGCGGTCGGAAATAAGGTCAATGCCGCAATCAATACAATCATCGGCGTGTTCCAGAGTGGGATTGCTTACTATAAAAATGCTGTGAGTGATATCAGGGCGGCATGGAGTGAACTGGTTTCGTGGTTCAGTGGTAAGGTTTCTGATTTTGTGAGCATCGGCAAAAACGTCCTGATGGGGCTGTGGAATGGTATCAATGATAAGGTCGGCTGGCTGAAAGGTAAAGTAAAAGGCGTAGTCGATAAAATCAAGAGTTGGTTCACGGGTAAGGATGGCTTCGATACCCACTCTCCTTCGAAATGGTCTGAAAAAATCTGCGGTTTTGTGATGCAGGGGCTCGCAATCAGATTCGAGAAGGACAATGTTGTTGCTAAAGCGGCAAGAGCTGCAATCAGAAAAATCAAAGCTGTCATTACAGGGGAAATGGATACCATTCCGGCGGAAACAGTAAAGAGTACGGCGGAGAAAATCAAAACCGCGATTGCGGATGAGATTGACGCGGTAAATGCTGAAATTTCCAGAATCCAGAAGGAGGCAGAGGACGAGCGCGCCAAAGAGGAACTGGCGCAGTATAAGGAAAATCTTGCAAAGAAACAGGCGGAGCTGAAAAAAGCGGAGCCGAAAAACAGAAAATCTATTCTCGACGAAATTGCCAAACTGGAAAAGGATTGGAATAAAAAGCAGCTGGAAGCGGCGCGGACGGCAGAACAGCAGAAATTACAGGAACGCCTGACGGCTTTGCAGGAATTTAAGCAGAAATATGAATCCGAGCTTTCTGCCATCGAGCAGAAGGAATCCAGTCTGAGCGACAAGCTGTTTGATTACGGCGAGCTGTTTACCAGAGTGCAGGACGAGAACAGCGAAAAAGAAATTTTCAAGCTGACAGATCTGGATGAAAGCATCAAGAAAATTCAGCAGTATAACGAACAGATTGAAAAGCTGAAGGAGAAAGGTCTTTCCAGCGGACTGCTTTCCGAGATTGCGGATATGAATATTGAGGATGCGCTTGATTTTACGGAGAAACTGGACAGGCTCGAGGTCGGAAAATTTGAGGAATATGTCGAGAAATTCGAGGAAAAGCGACGCTTGGCGAATGAAGCGGCACAGCAGTTCTATTCTGAGGAAATGGAAGAACTGGCAATGAACGCTGTGGAGCAGGCGAAAAGCTACGCGGAGGATTTCAACGATGTCGGGAAAGCTCTTACAGACGGCGTTGCAGATGGTATCAAGGACGGCAAAAGCAGTATTGTAAATGCCATTGTGAAGGCAATTCGGGATGCCATTAAGGCGGCGAAGGACGAGGCAGGCATGGGCGATGGCGGTTCGGACGGTAGTCACAGAACAGGTCTGCGAGAGGTGCCGTTTGATGGATACCGAGCGATTTTGCATAAGGGCGAACGGGTGCTGACACAGCCGGAGGCGGACAGATACCGCAGAGGCGAAACGGTAGCGAAAACAGAAAATTTCAACGTATATATCGGCACTGTTGAAAACAAAGACGAAAGAACCACAGAGGATTTCATGCGTGAAATGGAATTTTACAGAAAACGGCGAGTAAGTGCGGTAGGGGGTGCGGTTTAATGTATCAATATTTTATCTGGAATGGTGTCAATTCACTGGATATGGGCGTTGTGATGCTGAAAGCACCCTCTATTTTCATTCCGCAGAGGAAGATAAACGAAATCAAAGTCAGCGGCAGGAACGGTGTTTTGCATGAGGACGAAAAGACATACCAGAACTATACCAAGGATGCCGAATGTCATGTGATGGACAGAAGTCAGATTGACGAGGTCTGCGGTTGGCTGACGGGGTTCGGAGAGGTCATTTTTTCCAGTGAACCCGATAAGGTGTATCGTGCATACATCAAAAATCAGATTGAGTTCGGCAGTATCCTGAAAAATATCAATGATTTTCTAGTGCAGTTTGATGTTGAGCCCTTCAAATACAGTGTCAATGCCGCAGGGGATGCTTTGGAGCTGATTGCCCCGACCACCATCCGCAACAGTGGCACAGTATACAGTGAACCGCTCATTACGGTTTACGGAAACGGGGATATTACGCTGAACATCAACGGCAATTCCTACCCGCTGCGGAACGTGCAGGAAAGCATTACGATTGACAGCGAAATGATGGAGGTGTTCAAGGGTAACACCAACCAGAACGGCAAATACGGCGGTGCGGAGTTCCCGAGATTTGAGGTCGGGCAGAACGAAATCCGCTGGACGGGGAATGTCAGCAAAATAAAAATACAGCCCCGCTGGAGATGGCTGTAGT